TAATTTGCCCTGCTGATAATTCTTCTGCACTCGGTGGTTTGAATATATCTTCTGTCTCTCTTACTTTTTTTTGAAACTCTTCAATTGTTTTATTTGTTCTCTCTAAAACTTTTACAAATGGCAACTCTTCGATTGGTCTTTCATCATCTGTTTTCTTATATATTTCATCTGGGTTTTTACCTTCGTCAATATACCCTTTTTCTAATTTACTTTTCTCAGCGTTAACACGTCTATAAACACCAAGGTTATAGAACACATTATCTTTCTGTGCTTGGGTTAATCTAAGTTCTGGGTTGTCTTGTATAAATCTTAATGTCTTTTCAAAATTACTTTGTAGTTCATCTGCATAATCTCTCATGTACATGTATCGATTATCTCTACCAACGTTTCTAACATCAAAAGGTCTAAATCTACTGGCATCTGTTAGTTTAGATCCAATAATAGTAAAATCACCTATCTGTTCTTTACTTAATTTCTTACCAATAAAATCTATACCCGCTGCAGTATCAGCTATCCCACCTTTTGGAGAAGGTTTTCTTGCCATTAATTGTTGCAATAGTTTTATTATTTCATCCATAATAATCTCTTTTACGTTGGTTTAGAGCTTCTTCAACATAGTCTTCTGGGTGTTGAACGAAACCTCCTTGTCTAAATCGCATGAGAGCTTGTGTCGTAGAGTCAACTAAATCATCATGGTCACCGTATGGAAAAGCCGCACATTCCTCTATTACTTCTTCTGCAAACTTTTGTTCAGGCGCCCATATCATACCAGATTCAAATAAAGGTGCAACAGAATTGACTCTAGCATGTTTGTCATTTCCTTTACTAGGTGTGAAATTCATAACAGGTATATTCATTTTTCTAAGCTCATATGTAAGAGGTAGCCCAGATGCTTTTGCTTCTACTATGACTGTTTCTGGTTGCCAATACTCATATTGCTCTAAAGCTTTACGACGTAGCTCTGGAAACTCGTACCGTTCTTTTATAGCATCAAGTAATATTAAATTAGCGGGTTCATCTTCTGATGGGTAAAACACACCCCAAGTAGTAATAGCAGAGTAGTCAGCAGTTTCTTTTTTAAGAAAAGCTGTGTCATAAGATTGTATAACATGATCTAGATCTGGAATATCTTCTTTAGTATATTTTCTCCACCATTCACGTTTTAATATTGCACCTTCTTCTGCCGTTGGATTTTGCATCCACTGAGCGTTCCATTTACCAACCGGTAGGGTTGCTTGTACCTTCTCTAACTCATCAAGTTTCCAATACTGAGGCCATACAGGTTTAGCTTTCTTTGTTCCGTGGTCCAAGATTGCTGGAAATTGGACCACGTGCCATTGATCAGCTTTCGCTTCTTTTTGATTTTGTAATAATTTTCCTGTTAGATCTTTATTACTCCATCTAGTCATAACTAAAATAATTTTGCCACCTGGTTGTAAACGTTGTCTTGGTCCTGATGTATACCATTCGTAAGCAGATTCTAACGCTGTAGGGGACAATGCATCTTGCTCTGAATGTGGGTCGTCAATTATTAAAAGATCAGCACCCCGTCCGGTTATTGCACCACCGACACCAGCTGCAAAATACTCACCACCTTGTGCTGTTTCCCACCTACCAGCGGCCTTGCTATCTTCCTGTAGAGTTGTTTTAAAAATTTTAGAATAATCTTCGGAGTCAATTAAGTTCTTTGCTTTTCGACCAAACCTAACGGCGAGTTCTCCTGTGTGCGTTGCTTGAATGATCTTTAATTTTGGATTACGGCCCACCATCCACGCTGGCAATAAGTATGATGCAAACTCAGACTTTGTGTGCCTTGGCGGCATGTTCACGATTAGTCTAGTAATTTCTCCTGTTGCAAGTTGATTAAATTTTTTTGCAATATGTCTATGGTGAGAGCCTTCTACAAAATCAGGCCAAACGCATTTTACAAAACTTAAAAAATCATTTTCAGCTTTGCTTTGTATTTGTTTCTCGGCATGCATGACCTGCAATTGTTTAAATTGTCTACGAACGTCCGAAGGTAGTTTACTTATGTCTATATTATTTAAATCCATAAAAATTTTTATAAAATTTTTTTCGCATCACAAAGATGTTAGAAATGTTTTTAACAGCTCTAACAGTCTAAATCAAGCCATAAACCAAAAAGCAGTGGGACCCCTTTTTTTATTAAAAGGGGGAGGGGGTCGATGTTAATTACTATATTGAGATTGAATAGGGATCCGTGATGTGTGCGCCATGGCGCGTTAGCGCCATGGCAAGAAAGGTTACGCCCAAGTATTGAGCGCGTCTTTTTGTATAACCATTGCAGGCCCTACAACAAAGTCATCATAGCCAAATGCATACTTGTCTTTTGTAAAGTGTGATCTCCACAATGCAGTTGCCTCCGGGTTTAATGGTAGTCCCATTAACTTACCCTCTTCATTAAGTAATAATAAATCTCCATTAGGAAATTGAACAACCTCAACCATACCACCAACAAACTCGGACACCGCCTTATAATCTGGCTCATCTTTTTTATCTGTGATTAGTTTAAATTGTTCTGCTGTTGTGTTTGCTTTTAGTTCCATAAGTCCCTCACCATTGCGCCATTTGTAGCTTTGTTAAGTGCCTCAAGATATTCTGTTTCTGTCATCTTGAGATAAGTCAAACAAAACTCATGCTTGATCTGTTGAGTTGCGCCAGGTGTTCTGATGTAGTCAACTGCTTTGTCTAACATCTCTTGTCGTCTTGCGCCTCCTGGCATGTACTCGGCTTTAATTGTTTTTGTCATATTATACCTTTCTATTTGTTAATATAGGACTATCCTAGTCTACTTCGGTCCTATTGTCAACCCTTTCAATAGAATTACTATTATAAGTACCTCTCCAACCCTCGTGCTCAGTAGTTACTTTTTGGTAACCTTGGCTCTCTCGTCTGTGGTTAATAAATGGAACTACTGTTCTCGCTCTAACACATTCCATGTTTTTATTTAACCACTCATTCTTACAAGATTGACTACAGAAAAATTTGTCTGAGTCTTGTGCTTGCCAACCATATTGATTAGGTGCTTGGTCCAATGTTGCATATGCATAACGACCTCTAATCACACCTCTAGATTTTAAAAATCTATCTGTTGTAGGTTT